TGTGCTTCGCAAACCACTCCTCGGTTTCGACGTCTACTCTCCGCTCTCCGAGGAGTGGTTTGCGAAGCACACGATCCAGTTCGCCGATCGGGCCGCCCGTGGGATCACCAAGACGACGGAGAAGCGGATCAAGAAGACGTTGGTGGACGGATGGCGCGCCGGCGAGGACATGCACAAGCTCACGACCCGGGTCCAGGGGGTCTTCGACGAAGGACGGCGGTTCCGGGCCGAGCGGATCGCCCGGAAGGAGACGATTCAGGCGAACAACATCTCGGCGATCGAGACCTACAAGGAGCTCGGCGTCGAGCAGTCGGAGCTCATCGGCTGCACGCCCGGGTGTCCGGAGTGCGACGCGGTGATCGCGCAATGTCCGGTGTCACATGAGAAGGCAATGGAGCTCGAGGCGGGCCTGCACCCGAACCATATCGGATCCTGGGTGCCGGTGATTCCCGAGGGATGGGAGCCGCCCATAGAGTAGTCTGACGTCAGCTACAGGAAACGCCTTGACACGTGGGGCATGTGTGGGTGCCACACCACCTGCATATCGCCCCACGTTGGCGTTTCGGGCGAAAGGAGATCGGAGATGGCCAAGAAGAAGACGATGGACGAGGAGCTCACGGAGGAGGCGAAGCTCGCAACGGACGAGAAGGAGCCCACTGAAGGCTTTGTGGGCACCGGTGAGGATTTCGTGGCCACCGGCGTCTCGATCCTCCCCACCTGGGCCGAAGGCGTCGCGTGCGAGATCAGGTTCTTCGACAACAGGACGGGCAACGCCGTGCTGATTCCGATCACGGCGCCCGGATTGCGAGCTCTCCAGGTCGAGCTCAGAGGGAGGACCTAGAGATGCCAGTCGAGACCACCGAGAACTACGTGCGCGTGAGGGTGCGGGATCCCGATGATTTCCAGAAGGACAGCTTCCGGATCATCGACATCGATAAGGATCAGGGGATCAAGGCGACCATCGGCCGGCTGAAGGGCGAGAAGACCACGACCACGCAGTCCTATCTGTTCGACAAGGAGAAGTGGACCGAGGCCAAGGCCACCAAATGGGTGAAGGACCACGCGAAGAAGCAGGCCAAGGAAGCCATCGGGATCCTCGAGGAGTCGTTGACGGAGGCCGGCCGGCGACACTCGAGGAAGGATCACGACCTGATCAAGAAGATCAAGGAGCTCCTCGACGAGCTCGAGCACGAGTCGGCCGGCAAGAGCGGAGGCGATGAAGACGAAGCCGTGAAGGAGTCCGGAGCTCCGGGGCCGACAGAGTCGATGCCACTCCGGGAGACGATCGCGCTGACGGAAGCCTACGATCCGCAGACCCGCGACCTGTCGATCGTCATCCTCGAGGCCGGGACGAATCCGCGCAAGAAGCGGCACTACACCGATCGTGCGGTGATGGAGTCGCCTCCGGTCTTCAAGGACGTCAAGATGTTCCTCAACCACCCGACGCGCGAGGAAGAGAGCCAACGCCCGGAGGGGGACCTGCGGAACTGGGTCTCCACGATCACCGAGTCGTGGCCGCAGGAGGCGGCCGGCGGGCAGAGGGCCCGGTCGATGGGCAAGGCGCACGTTTTCGACGACTGGCTCCATTCAAGGCTTCAGGATCCGGTCTTCCTCCGCGAGGTCGGGCTGTCGATAAATGTGCCGAGGGCGGAGTGCTACAGGCGCCGGATAAACGGCGAGGACGGCTATCTCGTCGTGGAGTCGATTCCGCTGGAGCAGCCGCGGCCGCCGAGCGTGGACTGGGTGACCTACGCCGCGCAGGGCGGGCGGGTTGCACAACTCATGGAGAGCAGGAGGGACGACCTGATGAACCTGGACACGGTCACGATGAAGGATCTGGAGCAGCATCGGCCGGATCTTGTGAAGGAGCTCCGCGAGAGCGGAGGCGGCAAGGAGAAGGACGAAGCGAAGACGGAGTTCGCGTCTCTCAAGGAGACGGTTGACGGACTCAAGGACGAGAACAAGAAGCTCGCAACGAAGGTCGAGGCGTCGGAGAAGCTCGAGCTCGTCCGGCAGCATGTCAAGGAGTCGAAGCTCCCCGAGCCCTGCCAGGAGCGGATCATCGCCGACTGCAAGGCCGGCCTCATCGGGGGCAGCCTTGTCTTCGAGGATGATCCCGCCGACAAGAAGGATGGCAAGACCGGCCAGGCGAAGCTCCGCGAGGCGGTGGATGCGAAGATCGAGGCGGAGCGGAAGTACCTCAAGGAGGTCGGCGGCAAGCCCCAGGTCGTCGGCATGGGCGACGGCGGAGAGGCGCAGTCCGTGCAGGAGTCGGTCGGCCAGAGGCTCGGGCAGAGAATGGGGCACACATGGGCAACTGATGAGATCCGGGGCACTCGGGAGGTGCTCGCCCAGGAGGGCCGGCTCACCGAGTCCGGTCCGGCAGCGAAGCGCGAGCCCGAGAAGCCCGACCCGGATCCCAAGGAGAAGCAGAAGAAGGAGGAATAGACCAACATGGCCAAGAACCACGCATTCGGCAACACGATGAGGATCACCATCGAGACCGCCGCGGCCGCGCGGACCTCGGGCGAGTTCTACGACGAGAACAAGTTCCACGGCGTCGCACTGCATGACGCGGGCTCGGGCGTGGACTACGAGATGGCCATTGACGGCGTCTGGTGGCTCACGCTCGCCTCGGTGGCCCAGGGTGACTTCATCTACGTGACCACGGCCGGTGCGCTCACCAAGACGGCGGGCACCAACAAGCTCGTCGGAAAGGCGGTGAAAGGCACGCAGGCGAGTGGCCCGTACACCGGGAAATTCCAGATGCTGATCCTGCCGCCTGACCAGGCGGAGGCGACATAAACCGAACAACAGCGAGGCGGTGTGGCGTCTCCTTCTCAGCACAAGGAGGCGTTCGATGATCGTACGACCACAGTCGTTGCTGGGGATGTATCTCGAGCTGAAGGAGGCTGCGGGATCGGCGGATGATTATCCGAATCTCCTCGGCAACTACCAGCACAAGCTCCTGGTGGACGCCTTCAAGGGTGTCCCGAGCAACTGGCCTCTCATCTGTTGGCGGACGGAGGTGAGCGACTTCAAGGGCCACGACCGGAACATGCTCGGCGAGGCCCAGGATCTCATCCAGAAGACGTTCCCGGGCGGCCACACTGAAGACCAGATGCTCCGTGAGGACAAGTGGACTATCAGCGCCGTCGAATGGGGACGCGACTTCTCCATCGGTCGCCAGGTCATCATCAACGACGATCTCAATGCGTTCCGGACCATGCCTCAGAAGCTCGGGCGGGCGGCGGCGAGAACGGTGGCGAAGTATGCGATCCAGACGATCCTGGAGGGGAATCCCAACGCCTACGATGCGAAGACGCTCTTCGACCCGACCCATGTGGGTATCGATAACCACGAGTCCGGCTGGGCGCTGACGCTCGATGCGACGGGCATGGGCTACCTCGAGGATGCGTACGAGCGGATCATGGCGGCGACTGACGAGGAAGGGAACACGATCGGCCTCGTCCCGAAGTACCTCCTGGTCCCGATCGGCCTGCAGGGCGTTGCCAACGCGTTCCTCAAGAACGACACGGTCGGCACTGGCACAGGCCAGACGAACAACCGAATGCAGGGGAAGCTCACGCCGCTCGTGGAGCATTTCCTGACGAGCGCAGCCGCGTGGTATGTCGTCTGCGACCCGGCGGACATCCCGTGCATCGAGATCGCGTTCCTGGACGGGAAGGACATTCCCGATCTCCTGGTCAAGAAGCCGGAGTACCAAAACCTCGCCGGCGGCGACGATCCGTTCGGCTACGAATTCGGCGACCTGAACTACCGAGTCCGGTACGACTTCGGCGGCTCGGTCGGCTTCTACCAGGGGATGTTCAAGGGCGGAGCGTAGCCGCGAAAGTCTCCGGTCCATCCTCCCCCCACGGTCCGGTGGGGCCTGCGGGCGACAGGTCCCGCCGGACCTCTCGAGGCGGTTATGGCGAATCACACCTATGACGCCGGAGATCTCAGCACGGATCTGAACAAGGTCCGCTTCCTGATCGGCGACAAGGGCGAGAACGACGAGTGGATCCTCTCCGACGAGGAGATCCAGGCGTTCATCGATGATCAGCCGGACATCTGGCATGCCGCTGCCGCGTGCTGCATCGCCATCGCGAGCTCGAACGCGCTCCTCTCGCAGGCGATCAGGGCGGGGGCTTATTCGGAGGACTACAGCACGGCAGCCAGGGAGCTCCGGGCCCAGGCGAAGACGCTGATCGAAGCCAGCGAGGCGCCCTACGACGAGACGGCCGAAATGGCGACCACTGACTTCGCCCTTCGGCAGATGCTCGCGAACAAGGCGCTCCGGGAGGGCTAAGCCGTGGGATTCGGATTCGCCAGCTTCATCGCCACGAATCGGAAGCGCGTGGATCCGCGGATGCTCACGGACAGGATGACGATCACTCGCCCCTCGATGGCGAAGATCGACGACCAGGTGATGACTCCGATCTACCCCGAGGTGGGGACGGACGTGCCGTGTCGCATCATGCCCGTGATGGGATCCAAACAAGAGGCGACGATTATCGGCCGCTGGCCGGATGCCGTGCACATCGTGATCTTCCAGAAGACGCAGGACGTGAAGATGAATGACCGGACCAACGATGGCAGCGAGGACTACGAAGTGATCGATGAGCCGGTCCCTCATGAGACGCACCTCGAGGTCGTCTTGAGGAGAAAGCCCGTCGATGATTGAGATGGGAGTGGAAGGCGAGGATGATGCAGCCCGGAATCTCGACGAGATCCGACGTCGAACGCACGCGGCCGGCATAGCCTGGGCCGAGCATTGGGGAGGACGAATCGCGGCAGGAGCCAAGCGGAGGCTCACACGCAAGGGCGGAGGTCGTGATACGGGAAGACTCGCGGGATCGATCGACGACCAGGTCATCGTGCGAGAAGACGAGATCATGTCGAAGATCGCGACCAATGTCCCCTACGCGATATATCAGGAGGGCTATCGGCCAGGGCATCCCGATGAGTTCATCTATCCGCCGAAGCACTTCGTTCCGTTCCGCGTGGCGCCCGGACTCCTCGAGTGGGCGATCAGACATAAGGTGATCAGCAGACGTCGAATCAAGGGCGCCGCCGAGGCCTACGACCAGGCGCACGGCGGGCTCGTGGTCGGCGGTCCGGACTCGATTCATCCCTTCCTCCGGCCGTCACTCAAGGAGCATGAGGACAAGGCGCAGAGGGATCTCGAGCGGAGGGTGCGAGCGGTATGTTCACGGAAGAGCTAGCCGGCTGGCTGAAAGACCTTGTGCAGGCCCAGTGGAAGACGCCCTGGGGGCTCAACGTGATCCAGATCGGGCTCTTGAGGGAACTCCCGGCGCCGGCGCAGGTCTCCGATTGGGTGCCGCTCATTCTCATCGAGCCGGG